CTTAACTTTTTATTACCACTATCATACCATATCTGCCCGGTTACTACCTTAGGAGGAGCACTGGTATTTGAGAAATTTTCTAATAGATGTAAAAAATTCTCGTTCTGTACTTCACCGTATCCTGCGTAGTTTTTACCTACAAAACGTATGTCGGTAGTGGTATCAATGGTGCCGTCTTCTACAGAGACTAATCTCGTCCCATTAAACTTGTCTACTTGATATGCCATTGATTAACTCCGTATATACACTTATTTATCGTACCCTGTTATTAAACTCTGCCCACTACAATTTCAATAATTCCGTCTGTACCTTCAAAATCTTCCAGTGCTTTACCGATAATAGTGCCTATTTTAGGATCTATAGTAGGTCTAGCATAGCCGTTTCCGCCACTGACTAGCATGTCTCCTTTACGGATTTTGCCTCTAACTTTACAAGGAACTCTTCCCTGTAGTGCTAGGGCAACTACATGATCGCCTTGTAATTCGCTGTTCATTAAATATGCTGGGTTACTAGACACAACTCCTGCCACTTTACGAGTTTCATCTTCTGCTACAGTAACTTCTTGACTGCCACCAAATTCTAAAACTGTACCTGGTTCATAATCTACATCTGCTAGATAGTTTTCTGCTAGGTCGGCATAACGTGCAGCAGTAGCAGTACCTTGAAATAGATTAGCATGAACAGTATTCCAACGTTTAGTAACAATACCTAAATGAGTTACATTGTCATTTTCTGGTACAAATGCAGGTGCGTTAGCGCCTCCTAGAGATAGCGACAGTGTACTGTTAATTAATTTGAAATCTACATCGCCTATAGTATTATCGATAATATTAAAAGTAATGCCTTGTGATGAAGTATCTCTAATAGTAGGAATAGACACATCAATAAAAATATCTAACTGACCGGAATTACCTATAGATATTCCAGTGTCCGCTACATTCAATTGATTCAGTGTACCTAATTGAACAATGTTAGCCGCTAACTGTGTACCTGTCAATGTATCTGCAGCGGCAGTAACAGTGATATCAGCACTGCCATCGAACGCTACTCCGTTTATAGTTCTAGGAGTTTTCAGTCTAGTTGCAGTAAACGCATTACCAGATAGTTGCGCTCCTACAAACTCGTTGGCTTGTACTACATTAAAAGAACTTGTGCCTTCTGTAGCAGTTACATTACCTGTGACATTACCTACTAAATTTGCTGTAATTGTTCCGGCAGCAAAGTCGCCGGCGCTGTCTCTGGCTACAACTTTACCTATTAAATTAGATGAACTAGCATCAACAGCCCAAGTCACGGTATTTAAACCGTTAAAATTATTCCCTGTTAGATAACTACCCCTATTCAGTGTACCTGTAGTTGATGAAGTTATTGTTATATCATTCTGTCCATCAAAGGCAATACCGTTGATAAATCTTGGAGTTTCTAGTCTACTAGCCGATGCTGCATTTCCGTCTAATGCACCTATAAAATTATTACCAAAAGAAGGAAACATATTTAGGTTAACACCAGAACTAACTGTTCTTAACACGCTATCGGTATAACCTAAATTGTATTTGTTAGTGATATGAGTTTGTTCGTTGGCCCTGATAAGGTATGCCGAACTGGCTGTCATAGATATAACTTTATCATCTACAACATTTAATATAATTGGTCTTTGAGCACCAGTTGAATCTAATAGAAAAGTAGAAATAGATCTAGTTTCTCCGAATCCTTCAAGTCCTTCGGGTCCAACAAGATTCCATGCATTTTCATTATAGACAAATAATTGTTTTGTTGAACCTTTAAACCACAATGTTCCAGCGATGCCTTCGGGACTGGTATTTTGAATCACTGTTGACCCAACAGGTACCCACTTGTCTCCTTCATAGACATTAAGAGTTTTATTAAAAGTATTAAACCATGTCTGTCCACTTATTGGACGAGAAGGAGGATTAGCATTGGCCCAATTTTCTAAAAGGCCTAAGAAATTTTCATTCTGGATTTCGCCGTAACCTGTATAGTTACGTCCTACCAAACCTACACTAGTTGACGTATCTACTGTTCCGTCTTCTAAGACTATTAACTGTAATCCGTTAGTTTTATTAATTACATAGGCCATTTATCGCTCCAATTCTTTATCATGATACGAACGACCAAGCACTGCTTATGATCTGGAATGTTTTTACAGTTCTAGACACAAGGATACCCGGTGCTGCTACAGTGGCTAATCCAAAAGCAATACTGCTAACACCGAATGCAGTACCAGTTGGTGTGTTAAATTCAGTAGTACCTGTAGACAATAACGGATTGATGTCTAAAGATGTAGTACCGTTTACTAATTGAGAACATAGTACACGGGCAATAGTTCCATTCGCATATTCAGCAGCAGGGGCTACCTGCTCAACTAATCCGGCGATAGCAGAGTTAGATATACCGTCGGAAATATCCATACTTAACACGATACTTCTGCTTCGCACTGTAGTGTCTACATAATTTTTTGTGGCGGCGTCTTGAGCAGAAGTTGGATTAGCAACGTTGGTAATTTTCTTACTGCTTAAATTAAGGGTACCTGTGCCGTTAATATCTAACGTCAAATCTGTATTAGGAGCAGTCACTTCAATAGTACTGTTATCCATAAACAGATCATCTACTGTAAATTGAGTTTGCGCACCGAAACTAGTTACGCCAGGAATACTTGTAATACCAGGACCAAGCGATGTACTAGATAAAACTGTAACACCATTGATCTTAAATTCTTTGCCGGATGCTAAATTGATATGTTCCGAACTGTTCCAAGCACCGCTGGCTAACTGAGGCCATGCATCGTTATACCCATCGGCAATCGCTTCCGAAGAGTTAGAAGTTGCTACTTGACCAACATCGTGCCATAAGAACACATGACTAGTGGCGCCTTGTAATATCACTCCGCCACCAGCAGCATTTCCGTCTGTAGGTAAAGTGTTGGTTTGCTTGGCTAATACTATATTTTTATCTTCAACAGTCAATGTGCTGGTATTAATAGTTACAAAATCACCATTAACTGTAAGATCTCCCTGTACAATTAGATCCCCGCCAACATCTACTTCACTATCAGGTATACCTTCATAAAGATTTATTTTTCTCGATAAAGATCTAATCTTAATTGCTTGTTCAGCAATAACATCTCGTCTTACTGTTAATGTAATGTCTTTGTTAGACGCAATATTAGCGATTGTAAGATTACCGTCAGAAATGTTAAATTGACCTTGACTTGCATCACCGATAATCAATCCTAAATTTGAAGTAAGAATTAATCCGCCGTTGATAATATTGTTGGTATCATTTCTTACATAAGAACTTGCAGGTTGATTACCTAAACTGTCAGCATTAGTGGCTGTAACATAAAATTTCATTCCGGACAATGTGCCGGAATTAAATCCTGGATTAATCTCTCCTGTGAATCCTTGTATAGGCAACTTAGGAGTAAAAGAATCTTTGGAAAATATTCCTAACAAAATACCGTTATTATACAAATAAGTAATAACTCGATTTTGATTGAGCGAGTCTAAAATATTGGCTACTTTTAATCCGCTTAGGCCTTGACTCTGAGAATAATCAGGACCTAAAAGTATAGTGTTAGACCCATCATAAAAATATAACTGTTTATCAACATCATTGAACCATAAATCACCAACACCTAAACTTGTAGGTTGTGTGTTTGAAATAGTTGCAGAACTTACAGGAACAAAAGCATTGCCGTTATAAACTTTTAATTTAAGTTCATTAACATCGAACCAAATTTGGCCTCTAATAGGATTATCTGGTGCTGCTGTGCTAGAAAAATTTTCCAGTAATTTGATAAAATTTTCGTTGATAGATTCGCCGAAACCGCTATAGTTTTTACCTATCAAAGTGAGATCACTACTGATAGTATCTATCTGTCCGTCGGCCACTGTTGCTAAAATTGTTCCGTCTGTTTTATTAATCGTATATGCCATGTCTTATACCTTAGAAGTTCGGTGGGCCCGAGCGAATAATATAGTTTAATGTTAAGTACGGGTTCATCACTGAAAAGGCCTGTCCCAGTGCTCCTGCAGTCTTAACTCCGCCCGATGTAGGAACATATTGTGTTTGACCAAGTGATGTAGGTCCTTTATCAGAAAAAGATCCTGTATCTAAAGGAATGGCTGTGTCCAGTCTAGAAGCATAATATTGCTGGCCTGTAGAACCTTTCATGTTGTGTTCATGATCAGGAAGATTAGACACTGTTAAATTATTAGTAGATTGACCGCCACCGTCGCCTAGGTTATCAGGCGCAGTACCAGAAACTCTGTCAATATTTCCGCCACCTGCATCAATATATCCACCTGTGGTATTTGGCACTGTTATTCCGTTATCCATATTATCTTTACCTAGGGGGAATCTGCCTCGCAGATCAGGTAAACGATATGTACCTACACCCACTAAGGGTAATGCTCCGTTGTAAGTATTACCTATAACGTCAAACAATAAACTATATTTGGTTTTTTCAACTTCGCTACCATCACAAAGCAAATAACCATACGGAGCAAAAGCGCCTGCAAAAGGTATAATACCTCCGACTGGTACTCCTAAATCTCCAATGAATACATCTCTGGTTTCTTTTAATAGACCAGTACCGCCTCTGAATACTAAAACATAGTCATCGGGCTTGCTGGTATTAGGAACTGGTTCATTTTTACTACTAATCAATGTTGCAGTCAGTGTGGTGTTGAAAGTTTTAGTTAGACCGCCAACCTGTCCGTCAAACGATACGTTAGGAGATGTAATATCTCCTTCAATTCTAAATGTAGTAGGAAATTTTAAATTGGTTGCTGTAGTTGCATTACCTACAATGTTACCTACTAAAACACCTTCAATATTTTCTGCTACAAGTGTTTTAGTTCTAACTGTTTTCCATCTCTTTGTAACACTACCGGAGTCATAGGTATCTGTAGTCTGCGGCTGAGTGTTTTCAAAATTGGCTGTGCCATTTACTATTATACCTTCGCCGACTAATAGATTTTTAGAAATTGCTGCACCGCCTGCAGTTCTAAACGTACCATTATTAAAATTAGTACTAGATGCTGTACCGGTTAATATTAAACTTCCGTTAGTTCTAATATTTCCGTCAACATCTAAAGACTCTTCCGGGGCAGCAACGTTTATACCTATCTTGTTATCAAAAACTCTTAATACAGTAGTTGGTGCCCCTTCTCTGTTAATTTGTAAATCTATACTAGATCCTACAGAACTATTGTAAATTTTTGCAGAGGTTTCAGAAGTGCTGATACTGAAATTACTATTGACTCCAATCAAAACACCACTGTTATTTCTAATGTTTATAGGAAAATCTGAAGTGTTTGTTATATCTGTTCTCATAAATCGAGAAGCAGGAATTTCAACATCATTAATAATTAAGGATTCTGCAGATGTAGCAGTACCCCATATTTTAGTTTCGGCAGCAATTTCACTTACATCATTTGAAGTAATATTGAATCCCGAGTTAATAATTGTAAAACCAGAAATAGAAATTTTAGGAGTAAATTTATCTCTACTAATAATAACTACTGGCACATCTTCAATGTATAAGGTTAATACAACCCTAGTGATGTTGTCGGAGTCTATTATAGATTCAACTAGTGGACCGCTACGTAAACCTGTAGAAAATGTAGGACCTACTAAAATCCATCGTGTACCAGAATAAACATATACCTGTTGATTAACTGTATCAACCCACAACTCACCTACTTTACTTTCTTCAGTTGGAGGTTCAACACTGCTAGTCTGGATACTAGACGCACTTTTCCATAAAGTGCTATCCCATATTTTTAATCTAGCAGTCCCTGTGTCATACCATAATTGGCCTTCGATTGGGGTTACCGGTGCAGTATCTTTGGCAAAATTTTCTAGTATGGCCAAAAAGTTTTCAGCAATAATCTGTCCGTATCCTGTAACGTTTCTTCCAGGAAATGTTAAACTAGTATCGTTGCTAGATGTATTATCATAAACTGTTATTGGCAGTTTATTGTCTTTATCTGTAAAATTTACAATATATGGCATCTATTACACCTCAACGAAACTGGTTAGACTCTGTATTCTAATCGTGTAATCGATTTGTAAAAGTCTGTTCAATGATTTTTGCACAGGATGAAATATAACATGTGTTAGAAGTTTTCCTGTTCCGTCTGGGTTATAACTGCGCAAACCTAATTCATCAAATACAAAATTTCCGCTCATGTCTACAGAATTATCAAAAGCCTGCTGACCATCTGGTTCAGAGTAATCAAGGATACAACTTACAATAATGTCGCTGTAAGTAGCACCGCTAATATGACGTATTTCCATCTTGTTTCTCACAGGATCTGTGTTATTAGCAGAATTTTGATCAACTACTTTATTGTATGTTTGATTATACAAACTAGTATTGATACCTACAGTATTAGTTGTTAGATATGTGATCAACCCTGTGGGATCTACTGTGGTTCCACCATTACCAAAAACCATTTCATATATGGTTCCCTGTCCTTGATTGCTCAAAGCATTGACCATGGCCACACTCATATTTTCGTAGTGGATGGCATTTCTTTTATCTATTAGGACTTCTCCGTTTTCCGGATCAAATATTTTGATGTGTCCTTCGAAATGAAAACCCCCAGATTCGTTGGGTTTTTCATATTTTTGTTGATTTTCGGGCTGATTTTCTATCATATTTGGCTCTGATGATTTGTTCATAGTAGTATTTATTCGGGCAATTCAGTGCTACCCGCATCGATGAATTTTGCGATTGGAGTATCATTGTATAGCAGAGATATTCCTGTACTTGCAGTAGTTTCGCCTTTGTCATACCAAATTCTACCTGTTTTACGAACCACTGTTATCTTGGTTCCTGCAGGCACTGTTTCGGTTAATCTCACAAATGCTGTAGATCCATCTACACTAAACTCTGCTTCGATATGCTCATCGCCTGCAGGACTACTTGCAGACAATTCTGAATTGTATAAATCTATAGGATTTTTTCTCAATCGTTTTCCACCCACAAATACTTCGATAGTATCGCATGGTCCATGAGTTTGGGGGATAGTATCTCTATACCAAGAATTACGTTGAGATTTAGCAGGTATGAAATCCAACGGTCCTATAGTTTGTGCTGCGCCCACTGTTGAATCGTCGGGGGTTCCGTCACTTAAGAAATCATTGGTAGATTCTGTATCTGTATAAGAAATAGTTTCTCCACTACCCGAATCAATTACATAACTTCCAACAGCATGCGATTCTTTAATAGCAGTGCCTAGACTTCCCCTACGCAATTGAGAAAGTACATTGCCGCTCTTGGCAAAGTATTCAATACGCTCGTTATTAATAGTAATGATACCTGGAATATTTCTACTTAGGATCGGTTCAGATAATTGAGTTGCATCTGATACTTCTACAGTAGTATCGTAATAATTTAAAACCTTAGTCAACTTAACTGAATTTTTCTTTTGATATCTCTTATAGATATTGTTATTCAACATATCTTTATAGATTTCAAATGCTCTAGGTGGCTCATAAGTTTTAGTGCCAAACTGTATAATTTTAATTAAATCAGTTCTGATTGTAGGATCCACTAGATAAACCACTCCCCTCGGCAATGACAGGTAATAATCTCTATCTTTGGTTAATCTTTCTCCATTTTTATAAACCCATATGAAATTTACATCGATTGGATTTCTTGGCAATTGGTAATTTACTTTTCCGCCACTGAATTCATCGCTAATAAGATCAAGTGTAGGATATTCGCTAAACCATGTAATTGTTATTGGATCATTAACTGTCAATGGTACTGAAGGAGCAATTACAATATTGTTATTTTCTAATCTATACTGAACTGCAAGATCATTAACAATCAATACCACATCACCTATCTCTAGAGAATCCTCATTTATAGTAAGCGTATTTGTGTTACCGTCAAATATATAGTCAACAACAAATCTCTTCAACTGACCGTTAATATAGACTTTAATAAATCCGGAAGTGATAGATCCCAATGACTCTTCTGGATCGGTGCCTAGAGTCAATGAATTGTTTGTACCATCATAGATCAAATAATTGCTGTCTACGTTACGCAGATATTCGCCATCAACTTCTACAATGATTGCAGATTGAGCACTGTTTCTTCCTAGATCAACAAATTTATCGAGATCAAAGTTTCTGTTCACTCCATCATAAAAAACTGTCTGTTGATTAACTCTAATAAACGGCACACCTGTTGAATCCGTTTGTGCGGAACTGCCAAAGCAAATTATCTTAACAACTTGTCTAAACTCAGGAGGTATACCAAACTGAATCATAGTTCTATCTTTGGTATCTATGAAATCTCCGCTATTGACAAATCCTGTATCAATGGCTTGTCCGTCAACAGTGACTAGTACTCTAGTGGTTTGATCGTAAACTGCTTTAGTTAAAAATAAATCAGTTTCTCCGTCTGCAACAAATTCTTGATAGTCTATTAAAGAAATACCGCCAATGCCTACAGAAATAATTTCTATTACTGAACCTAGTATTGGAGCAACAGCAAATTCTATTTGGTTATTGACAAAATCTATGGTATAATTTATGCTGCTATCTTCTGCATAATCTTGTTTAATCTTGTTAACATAAACCATTACACCTGTGCTTTCAAAGATATTCAAACCAATGTTAAATTTCTTAGTAGTACCGTCTGCAATAATCACTTTATTTTGTAAGTGTGCTGCACCAGGATCCTCTGTAGTAAACACTTTAAAACTAAGGCTGTCTAAAACTTGTCCTGGTACGTTTTCTTCTGGTGCTGGAACTTGGTCAGGGCTGATAAATTTATCGCCATCAATGGATATTTCTTCTGCCATAGTTCCTGTAGCATTTACGTAGGCTCCGCCAATATTAGATAACGAACCTCCAGTGATTCTTGTGTCTAATAAATTAGCATCAACTATGGTTACAGATCCGTCACTTTCCAGTGTTCTAAAGATTAATGTATCTCCGGCTTGTGTGCTTACATAGGATCCTATTTCTACAACGTTTGTAGATCCGTCTCCTATAAAAGTAGGCATCTGAGCACTAGGATTAATCGACACTGAACTATCCCAAGATGGTGTCCAGGCCGGATCGTCTATCCTTGTTGATTTAGTTTCGGTTTCTCGTTTTAAGTAGATCGAAATAGCCTGATTCGATGCAGGTGTAAACGGCAATACCACAAATGTTGTGCTGCCATCTGCTGCGTAATAAAAATCAGAACTTGATTCCACACTATCCCAGTTATCCACGAACCAAGGAAGAGCATCCCAACCGCCAGTAACATCAAACGTAGTGCCTTGGATTCTTACACCGCCAAAGTCAATACCAGTCATTAATTGGTTAGTTTCTTTTCCTAACATTCCTGAAGTAGGTGCGTAGTATCGATTAATTCTATCTACACTGTCTAAAAGACTAGAATTAAATTCGTACTCTACTGTTATCTGATCTCCTGCTTTAGGTGGAGTTAAAAATCTAATCTTGCCACGTAGCAAGTCAAATTCGTCTACAGACGATTTGTAGAGATCAACAGCATATTGGCTCGACAGTACTATTTGATTATTCAGTGTTACAGTAATAAATCTTTTCTCTGTCTTAGGTGCAAATGCTAATTCGAATACAGCACTAGATCCTGTCGCTGTAAATTGCTGGACTTTAGAATAAGAAGTAAATGTTCCTGTTTTGCTGATTCTGTCAAATTTTAGATTTAGATCAAAAGTTCTAACTAGAGATTTTCCTAGAATAGCAACTGCCCTAGCATTGTCAGGGGAACTACCGTTACCGCCAACTAGTAAAACTGTAGGAGTCTTAGTATAGCCACTACCTTCATTTATAATTCTTACTGCTCTAACTTGTCCATTAGAAACATAAGCAATACCAGTAGCACCTTGACCGTCACCTTCTATTAATACTGTTGGGGCTGAAACATAACCGCTGCCGCCGTTGGCCACTTCAACTGCAATTATGTTGTATCCCTTGTTATCGTCCCAGGATTTCCAAGGATATTCATTAAATCTATTGTAATCCTCGTTGACTGGTAAAATTTTACCATCAACTGTAGAATACGCAGCAGGTAAATCAAAATCTGTGGTTGCTAGACCACTATTTTGTTTTTCTGTATATCTACTTGTGTATTCTCTAATAGTAGTTTTATACGGCTTAATTTCTTCAATGTACTTTTTATAACTGTCAAGATTGTCATTTTTATATGTAGGTCTTTGATCGAGATCTCCTACATTGTGTATGGCATTCAAGAAACTGGTTTTAAATAACCAATCTGCACTATTTTGTTCTGCCAAAGCATATTTGACAGAATTGAAAAATAGTTTATTCCACTCAACTCTCAAATCATCTACAAAAATATCATTTTTAACAGCGTCTAAGATGATTCTTAATTCTTTAATAGGCTGTATATCATACAAATTAGAATCGTAGGCGCCAGTTCCGTCATATCCTAATCTATTACTAATAGAATTATACAGCAACGGTATGATCTGTAACGTACCGTGTTTTCTACCAACTAGATTATAATTGCTTAATAGATTTCCAGCACCATCTTCAGTCTTTTGAATCACTGCCCATCCGCCGCCGGAATATTCTTTGATTCTTATCAATTGACCTACTTCTACTGATATAGTAGGTTCTTCATAGATATTGGTAATTTCTTTTGTGACCTTTACTTGGCTATCAAATCCTTCAGCCCACCAATCTACATATTCCCAATATCTTGTAACATCGTATCCTTGAGATTTACTTCTAAAAAATGTTCTTCTAACATCGTCCCAAGAATAAATGCTCCAAAAATTATTATAACTGCTGTCCGATTTAATCAGTACAGAGAATGCTCTAATTTTTACTAGTGCGGAAGTATACTTTTTACCTCTAGCAACAACTGTGATGGAATTTATCTTACCTTGGTTGTCTATGGTTACTTCGGCTTTTGCACCTGAACCTGTTCCTTCAATTTCTATGTAAGGAACATTTCTATAACCAAAACCGGGGTTAATAATATCTATAGTATCAACTTCTCCGTTGATAATATTGACACTAAATTCTGCCTTACGGATTCTTGTAGTTCCTACCTGTGACAAATCGATCAGTGTATCTATTGCCACATCATATTCATTTAATTCTTCATTAGGTAGACCGTCTACACTTCCTAGTCTTACAAAATCAACAAGATCAGTAAATGGTCTTGTAATTAATATATTGTTGATATATTCGATCGCTCCTTCAAGCGCAACTGCTTTATCAACAAACATACTTTGTCTTGGTCTAAATTTTAAACCGTATCGTTGTCTCTGAGGAATTGAAATATCAGGTACAGCGTTACCGGCTTGATCGTACCCAACAAGACTGTCTAACCATTTTCTTTCTAAAATATCTGCAGGTAAACTATCTGCAATGCCTTCTGTGAGCAATTGATATTCTTTGTGGCTTTGATTAATTCTTCCCTGAGATGTCAAATATTCTATATTCAATAACGCGGTATCAGAACTTATAATTGTTGGTAAATTGTAGGCTAATATTTTATCTGTGTCTATAAGGGCTACAAATGGTAAGCCTGTTCCGATTGGGCTAGAAATATAGTTGGCTACTGCACTAATAGAAATTTTTCTATTTGCTGATTCAGGTAAAGTGTTTTTATTTTTTACCCAGAAATAATATTTTGTACCAACTTGCTCTCCTGAGTTTGGATTGAATAATATCTTTGTGTTGTAGACACTATCGTCAGGATGTTTAGGTTGGCCGGAAATTCCTTCGGCTAGACCTTCTACAGTATCGGCCAATAAAGACCACTCAGACGGCAATAGTAAAGATTCAATCCATTCATAGACATCTACAGTAGAGCCAGCAGCCTGTACGTTCCAATTACCTATTCTATAGGCAAGATCTCCTTGCTCATAATTTATAAATTTAGTTGTGCTAAGATCCCACCATACTCGACCTACATTTTTTTCATACCATGCCTGAGACTCGTCTATAACTTGATCTGTGGTAGCCAGTATATAAATTGCTGGATCGTAAGGAGTTTTCCAAGTTATTTCTTGATCTGCTACTCCTAGGATTTTCATTTTATAGCCATCAATAATATCTATGTCGGCTAACTTAATATCATCTATGTTGTTATACAATTCAACATTTTTGATTTTATTAATATCTACTAGTTGTGATTCTTCTGCAATCGTTTTAAGACTGTTAATATCAACAGGCTTCTTGAATAATCGTATATTACCTTTTGTGCTATCTTCAACTTTGTATCTAGGACTACCTACTACTATCACATTGCCAACACAGTCAAGAGATTCTCCAAAACTTTCATTTGGTATAAAATCAGTATCTAATTTTTCAACAAGGAAATAACCTTCAGACTTTCTTTCAAATACATAGGCTTGTCCAGGGAATCCTTGAGAATCTTTGAATACAGTTTTATTTTTATCAAATGTTGTTCCTTGATTGAATCTTGTGATTAAATCAAACGGAGAATTTTTAGCACCCACAACAATACGTTCAGTATTTGGGCTGATAGAAATTGCTGAACCAAAATATTCATTAGTCAAATATTCAAAACTAGTTAATTTCTGTACCAGTCTAAATTCTACATCATTCAAATCATTGGTTTTGAAAACATATACAGCACCCTGTGTCTGAGAGAACACATCAGCCTTAGGACTGCTAACTACTAGAGTTCTACCAGAAGAGTCTATGTCAAGAGCAAATCCAAACTCGTCGCCGCTCATTATATTAACATCTGCTGTCGAATCATTAACTTGATTAATATTTTGTTCAGTTATTGTTTGTACAAGATTATATCTGTTGTTCTCGTCTCTCTTATAGATATAAATTTTTCCAGACGTCTGATATGTGCTGTCGCCTACGTTGACCCAAGGATTTCCAGCATCTGGAGGATTATTTAGACTCTCGTCGTTGGCTGAGTCTATAACAGAAAATTTATGGTAGCCACCTTGATATTTTACAACATCATTGGGTTTATATTCGTTATAGGGCTTCCATACGCCTCTGTAGTTTGCGAAATACTGTCCGTCGGATGTTGGAGTACTTACTACAAGAATGCTGCCATCTCTACTCATAGTAGTAGAGTGACCAAATCTATCACCTTGCTTCACTAACTCGGCCTGTTGCGATGGCGTTAATAAACCTTCAATCAAAGTTGATCCGTCGTCGTCTACGGATATATTTGTTGGCAAACTAAACTGTGTCGACACAGAATCTAGACGTTTCCAATCGTTAGATTCTACAGATATAGTGCTGCCGTCACCGTAATTGTCGTATAGGGCTTCATAGAAATTATTTTCATACCATACAATACTGCTCACAGGATAGAACGTTCCAGGAGTAGGATCATATAATCCCATATAACTAGTATTTTCAAAATAACTCCAAGAAGTTCCGTTGTAGTAATAAAGATAAACTCGACCTTTACTATCTAAGGATCCTGGAGCAGAAACACTCATGTAATATTTGTTGCCAGACACACCAATGCTGACACTGCTACCAAATTGCTCAAAATCTTCTTGACGTGGACTTACTAAACTAATGCTTGGTTCCCACTGTTGATTATTATAGGTATAAAGAGTTACCATACCTTGTTCAAGGTATCCGTCATTCCTACCAATGGAATTGGCTTCTACAAGTGTGGCAGGTTCCCAATCATCTGAATTGAAATTTATTGAACTTCCGTCACCAACTCTTATATTGACCTTGGCTTTCCATAATCTGCCCTGCCAAAGAACAATTTCTCCGGCTAGATAACTTCTAATAGGCAGTAGTTCCTCTCGATAGGTGCTCTTAACACCGCTGGCTCGAGGCGAAGCCACAGCCAACCACTTATAATCAGGGCTGACTGCTAATACTTCTCCAAACACTCCATTCGTGGCTGATTCAAATCCATCAGGAGCAGGAATAATTTGTTTGAGACCGATGTTGGTGAAACCTGCCGAGACCTTGTCAGTGTAAATCATTACAAAATTAGACTCAGGTAAACTTGCGGCTATCTGTTTGGTTGAATCAATATATAGAACTGCCTTACCTAATCCCCTAGGATCAGTAATACCATATTCTAATAATGTAAAGTCAATGTATTGTTTGGTCTTTTCTACAACTTCCCAGGTATCAGAACCTGCATCATCTACCCATAATTTAGAACCTTGTTTTAACAAAGCAATCTCGCCTTTGTTCATAGATTCATATGTAGAATATCTCACAGTTCTAAACAAGCCTAACGCTGCCGACGAACTGTCTACAATTTCAACGGGATCGGTTGAAGTTGGAGTTACTACAAAAGTGTCGTTAGTGACTTCTAATAATTTAAAGAAGCCTGTGAGATTTTGTATTTGGATACCAACAATATCGTCTGCCGATAGTCGATGTGGTCTATTAGTTAGACATCTAATATTTTGTCCTTCTTTGATAACACCTGCCACTGACAAGAAAGGATCTTCGTTGTATCTTAAAACAGTCCAAGAATTTTTATCAAAAGTAATCCATATATTTGAATTATCTTTTACTTCATCTATGTTAAGATTTAGGATTTCATCTCTAGATTTTATAGAGATATCAATGTGATCTAATTTAACATATCCAGCATTTCTGCTAGGGCCGTCATAATAAATCAACGGATTAATTTGTGTGGTAAACGGTATTGGTCTAAGAGTAAAACTACTAGAGTATATTCTATAATATTGATCTTCTACTGAAGTTCTTTCTACTCCAGAGTCTAATAATATTGGCTGGGGATTGACTACGAACTTATCTTTGTCTATTTGAAATTCATATTCTGTGGTTTGATCTATTCCGCCCACGTCACCCAATTTAAATGCCCACTCTTCTTTGAGCACAACACTATCATCAGAAGTTCTACTTAACTTGTCAAAAACTTTAACGATGGCATTGGCTGTGCCTTTTTCTCTAATGAAGCCTTGATACAATTTAAATTGTGTTACTTCATCTTCGGCAAGATTTTGTAGATATTCTCTCTGCTGATATCCAATGGCATGTCTTGCTAGATCTCTTTGACTGGATCCTATTCCCGAAGTGTCGGCTTCATAATAATCTTCAAATTGTGTAATTCTATAATCAAAGTTAGAAACTAGCCCTTTGGTTGGTGTTGAATCTAATTTAGTCCATCGTTTATCGTCAAACTCTACGGTGCCTAATTGATTAACTTTACTGGTCCAATAATAAGATTTATAGGCTACTATGTCTCCTAACTTGTAATCAGTAAATGGTTGCCAAACACTAATATCAACCGAGTCAAATATGAATCCTGGGCTGGTATAGTCACCGTCCCAGTCAACTGTGCGGAACCCGCGACTCTTAATTCTTTCTTGACGATAGCCAGTAGGCTTGTCATAGATAACATCGTTGAACACCGTTCTATCAGAAAATATTGTGATATTTTCTTTTAGCACCATATTAAATTTAACAAAATAGATACCGTCATTGGTGTCTGCTGTTGAAATATTAATTGTTCTAAAACTTCTAGTTACATTTATATTCGAAGGATTTAAAGGAGTACCATCATTTTTAAGAACCTGATAATCATAAAAACTATCTAAAAGATTATCAGCCACACCTAATGTAGTTACTAGATTCACTCTTTTGGCAGCAGGACTTAGTGCTATCAAAGAACCTATGCTCCAATTATGTCTAGACCAGAACATAAACTCTTTAATAGATGTGTTCCAATCTTCTGGCTCTTTTAATTCAGTATTATAAGAATCAAAAACAAAACCAATAGATTTTAGATATTCTTGATAACCTAAAATAAAATCTACTACTGTCTGTATGTCAGAAAATACTGTGTCATACGGAAGTTCTTTGATTTTTATAGTATTGAATGTTCTACGATTAAATGCAGTCACAGCATTTTTCAATGGTAGAGACGGTAGTTGTTGCCAATTAATTTTTTCAAAAGAATCACCGCTATTATGACTCTTCAATGATCTATAGAAAAATCCCTGATATCTAGCGATTATACCATTACCATAAAATTGATTAGGTATCCAATCTACAAAATCTTCGCTGACTCCGCCTACTGTAATTAGACTATCACTTTGAGATTGTACAGGTTGATAATAATAAAAAATAGGTTTTTCTCTGTCGTAGCCTGACAGTTTCCAGCCCCTATTACTCTTTTCAATTAATATTCCGCTGTAGGCCACTGTACCAAAAGGACTACTAACATTAAAAATAATGTCATAGTTTTCCACAGGCACAAAGATTGAACTTGAAGAAGCCTTTGGATTTTTACTATCTAATACATATTTTTGTTGTGCGGCATCAACGAAACCAGAATTTCTAGAAGCCAATCTCACATCAATATTTTTAATCTTGTCTTGTAAAATATCAGTGTTAAGAGTTTTATTTTTTAGATAATCAACAACATACAAATGTAGACCCGATGCTGTTTTATTTTTTTCATAAAAGACTAAATCATTAACAGTAAAAAATACTTTAGAATCAATATTTGTAATCTGATTAATTTTATTTCTTACTACATTAGATTTATTAAAATTATCTGTGATAAATTTAAATGGCTTTAATAAGCAAAGAGATATTACTACAGCATAAGGCCACTCTGAACTTGATCTCCATGCAAATTCTACAGGACCTCGATCTCCTAAGACAAAAGGTCCTTGATTATTGATCAAACTATAATCGTTGGCAAGGCTTGAATTTAAAGGATCTAATAAGTTTCCATCAGCATCTACAGGAATATGTGTCATCAACGAAGAACGCTTGTACCTGTCGTATATTCCCTTTCTTAAACCTTGGCGAACAATACCGTCACGCAAGTCTTCCCACAAAATTAAATTGTTACTGGTATAAGGTGCTGGTCCGTATTCTGATTCCCACCAGTCTGGTTTTTCTGAGAATCCCAACATTTCCCAAGGACATGTATGAGGTCTAGTTGTGTCATAGAACCATTCATAGACTCCTCTCCAATAACCTGGCAGATTCTTAGATCTGCTAGGATCTGTCATGTTTGAATATGTATAAGTAAAAGGATTTTCTGTGTCTATATAATTGTTATTAATATAATCTATATTTGTATCAGAAATCCATTTGAGAAATTCTACGTTAGTGATCTTATCAAGATCTCGTTTAGTAAATTCAGCGTTTCCGTAATATCCTCCTAATATTCTGTCAATGTCAAAAACATTTTCATCATACTGTTGTTTGATATTATTGTATATTCTTAATTCTAATTCTAATAAAATATCGTCTCTAAAATCACCGTAGGCAGTTGTTATGCTACCGTCATGCCCCTGGATAACTTCTTTAGGTTCTGCATAAGTATCATCTAAAAATTTCATTGGGAGATACTTTTTGTATAGTCCCAATTTTGTAGGAGTTGACGGTATAAAATTTACTGCGGTCGATACATATTCTCTAATTTCTATTTCGTCGCCTTCTGCTAGATCTATGTTTAATAAAACAAAACCAAAAGTAGAATTAAAAGTATAATCAATGCCGTGTATTAGTTGCTGAGAATTTTGATAGACATAAACTGCTCTTTCACTAACTGTTTCAAGATCAAATTTTTCTGAAAGAGCAAAAGTTTTAATTCCTTCGTCTTCTACTGTATATTTTAAAACTGTGTAGGCGCCGCTACCTACCATGTCACTATTAGAGAACGGATTTGCGGATGTTAAATTGTTGCTGATTTCATTTAAGATTGTATCGACAAAATCTCTAGGTTCTTGATTCAAATACAATTCATCTGATAATTTAATAAAACTGTTTTTAAAATCTGTGTAAGATCTTTTAGCAAATTGCAGAGATTTAATAATGTTAATATCTTTGTCACACAACAGTATCATAGCCACTGAGGCGGGACCTGAGTGTTTCAAAAATCTCTTGGCAAATTGCTGATATTGAGAAATGTCTCTTAGATTACTCGATCCAGGAAAAATACCTACAATTTCATCTTTAAGTTCTAATGCAGTACCTAGATGATCGGACGCCTGTCCTAATGTGAAATTAGTGATGTTTGCATTTAAAGGATTTTTTTCTAATCCTAAAGGAATTTCATAATACCCGGTATCTGGCGGTATGTCTGAGTAAATTTTAAAGGTTACAGTATCTCCGGCACTGAAATTTTTAGAAAATACAAATTTATTTCTTGTTCTAACGTATGAAACATTACTCTTAATTCCGTTAACTAAAACTAGTAATTTTTTAATTTGAGCGTCTTCTACTGAATTCCAATCAATAGCCGTAGAAATTATTGTATCGGTTTCATTAACGATAACGATAGTATCTAATACAGGCTGTGCAAAATTGCGATCTAGAGATGTCCAGGAATTAGCATACTGGTCTCGTTGAGATCTATAAAAACCTGTAGCAAGTTTTTTAGTTAAAATTTCTCTGTCTATCTTGTAATCAAAACTATCACTATCTAAATTAAAATTAAATTGAATATCTCCAACATTATCAATATTCAAATAACTTAACGAAAAACCTAATTCAGAATCAACAGGCCCGTTGCCTATTTTATAACTGACAATCGGAGTTCCTATGAAGGTGTTAACTGGGTAAACTTCTTGATCGCCAAAACTAATTTCATTTTCGTCAAACAAATCAAACAAAGGAGATTGATTAACTTTGGTCTTAGTTTGACTTTTTATCCAAGAGTCGCCATTATAATGGTACATCAATCCTCGGTTGTTTTTTCCTCTTTTTACTAGTAGACATTCATTAACTACAGGATCACCGTCGCTTTCTTTAATCAATGTAATTTGTTTTTTATTATTATGAGTAATAATTTTAACACGATAGATTTGATTATTGACTAGATTGTCTGTGTCGGCGGTAATTAATACCCGAGCGCCTTCAAAAAGAGATTCACCGTCAACAATGTATCCTATACTGCCCTCAACTACGCTAAAGACATCAGTTGTGAAATCATCTATAAAATCAACAGAAGATTTAGCAATTTCTCCGTGATTGTAAATTTTTATATCTGGAATAAATTCAATGATTGGTCTTTTTGCTCTAGAGGCTTCGTCAGCAGCAAAGTCGCTGTTATTAACACTATGAGCGTAATCTAGCACTGACCTATGGAACCATCTGTTGTAACGACTCCAACTGTTTCTATCTGCGCTTGCTCGATTTATTGTTAGGTAGTCTTTATTAGCAGGGTAAAGGCTAGCATCGTCAAACGGCTCAGTATCGAACCCGCCGTCGTCAAATAATACCTCAGGTACATTTAATTCGTCTATCGGTGATATGACTAAATCATCTACTGAGACTAATCTAATAGAAGTTCCTACTCCTTCAACTACATACTTTCCGCTATTGCCTAAGGCAGTATAAGTTTCTGGAATTACTTGTCCTTGAAATCTTATTACCATACCATTTGACAATGTAATGCCGTTACTGCTGGTATAAGTTTCTTTTCCTATAATTTCTTTTTCGACGTCTATTTTTGTATTCGATTCAACATTAGCGATTAAAAATTTGCCAAAGAAATTAGGATCTATAGCACTTTGATAGTATAAGAGATCAGGTGCATCTAAAGGAACTTCAAAGGTAATAGTGCCTGTTTCTTTGCCGGCGCCTGTTACGCCGTTGTTGTAATCAAAAGAAAATGTATCATAATAGACATCAACTAATTCCCAGTCTTGGCTGTTTTCATCTATGCTACTACCGTCATTTACTGATATGTTGACTTTTGCTTTCCAAATTTTTCCATCAAATACTGCAATTTGTCCAGCACTGTATGGCATTGCAGGATTATAAAACAAGACGCCAACATCTAAATTAGTTCTAATAAAGAACGGATGTCCCGGTATGTTAACATTAAATTTATAAGTTTGTCCTCGATATAAAGTTAGTGTAGGATTATTAGTTTGGCCGTCTGGAGTAAACACATAAGAATTAGCGCCTAAAGATATTCTATATGTGCTGGTAATAGATTGTGCTTGGCCTGTGATCGCTATGTCTGGAGGAAATTCAGGAACCCAATAATATTCTCTATAATTTATAAACTTGTCCCAGTCTATGGGAGGATTCCATGTATAATGCTCTTGATCAGTTATCTTGTTGTCATTCTCATTATCATTATTAAAAAATTTTAATTGATTTTTAAAATCTAGATAATCGTAAAAATTTTTAATTTTTTTATTTTCGTCAACAACAACACCGGGCTCTAATTGATATCTGCTTCTTAGTGTTTGGTCAGTATCGAGATATACATCTGTGCTGTTAAATGTCTTACCATAACGTCTGCCAATATATCCTACAGTTTTATCTAGTGTGCCAGGCTGTGTTAGTGGATCGACCACTGCCGACATAAATTTGGCATTAGCCTCGGATTGAAAAATTGTAGGTAATAACTCTACTGTTCTACGGATCGGTAACCCACTATCTGGATAATTTGTATTGGCCATTAATTAACTCGTACTAGTTACAATTGAATCATTGCTGATTCTCAATTCTGCTGCTGTAATTGACGTTACTATTTCCACATCATCTACAGTAGCACCGCTAATAAAAATTTCATCTGTGCGACTTTGTATTTCAAATAAACTACCAAACGACTGTGATGCTTGTCTTGGTACTAAAACTAAATTTGAAATATCAGGGGCACAGGTATTGATAACATAAGTGATCATTTCGCTGACATAAAATTTATCACCGAAGTCCCAATTATTGACATCAAAAAATTCGTTGATCGCTGCAATTATGCGAACTTTTAGATCGTTATCATTTATTAACTTGTTTGGATTTTTTACCACTTTAAATCTACTTTGCAGTTTTTCATCGGCAGTTGAGCCAAACAAAACTTTATAAATTACTGGATGATAAATGATTTCATCACTTATTGATTTAATTAAATCTAAGTTTTGACCAAATGTAACTCTCAAACTATCGCTGCTAGGAGCCGTTGGTTTATCAGCAGCACCAGAAAGGAAATTTCTAAATGCTGTATCATAACTTCTTGTTAGAAGGTAAACATCAATAATGTTAGAAGCACTAGGATCTATTCTTCTATCAACTCCTGCATTGTGAATATATTGAAATTTTAAATTGTCTCTGCCTATGTTAGCAGTATAGGAAGGTTCTAATATAAAAGTGTTTGTTGTTTTATCAACTCTCTTAACTACATTTTCATCAATGTCATAAAAATAAACTAATTGACTGTCGGAGAAATCGTTGATATTAACTAGACTTTCTTTTTGTCTAATTAACACGGTGTCATTAGAATTGTCTACGAATTGTTTAATTGTGTATCCGTAAGCATCGGTAGTTGTTTGAAAAAACAGAAATCTGTTAGAAGAATCAGGTCCAACGACTTGTCTAAAAGTATCTGGATCATCGATAACACCATCATCATCGCTGTCATAAAATGTAACTTTTATTTCTTCCGAACTTTCATACCCGTCATCAAATCTAACACTGTCGGTGATTTCAAAAGTATAATCTGCTACTAACGGATTAATTAAATCCTGTCCGGCATTAATTCCTAATACTACAACTTTATCTTTGACAACTTTACCAGTTTCGCTATCAAATACTTTTTGATTGCTATCAAAATAAAATCTATTTTGTTTTATACTTCTAAAAATATAATCCATACCTCTAATTCTTACCACATATTGATCTGGTTCTTTGATGAATGCTATGATCCAAGAGGCGTCTAGATTTGAGTTAGTTACATCTCCTGCTTTTCCTAAACTAAAATCATCAACAAGATTTAAATTAGAAGCAGTGATAATCTTCCAGTCAGTGTCAGCAGTGTTATATCTAAGTCCAAAATTTAAATTTCCAAACATTAGATCCACCATTTGTGATTCCAATGCTGTACTTAAATTATTAATAAATTTAGGTATGATTATAGATGCTACTGCTAAACTAGGTACTATGTCATTGAATTGTACAGGTCCTAGATTAGTGGTTAAGACTCCGGAATTGTTGGCTGTACCGTCACCTGTTATCTTAACAACCTTAGTCCATATGTAAGATGTCTGCTCAGGATCTGTAGAATCCGTATTAACTAACTTACCCTTTTTAAAACTCTTACCTGTTGGAGGAATGAATTTAATTAGTGCTCCGGGTGTTAGATAACGTAAAAGACCTGTGGTATAAGTGGCCACTGGTAAAATTGATGTTGTGTCGACTAGATTAGTGAAATAACCAGAAGAGTTATTAATATCGTTAGTAACTTGATTCCAGATAGTATTATTATCTGTGAATAAAATTCTTTCAAATTTTGTTAGATAGAAATTATAAACATCTGTATCAGTAAAAATAGGCTCAATTTTATTTCTTATAAAATTAATAATGTCTACACGATTGGCATACTTAAAAGACAATGATCTTTCAATTTCTTCTTTATAGATAATTCCGTCGTCAGCAAATACATTAACATTACTGTATTTGCCAGATGCATCTATAATATCAAAGTTTCTGCTAATTCCGCTAGATGTTCTATTAATAGATTTTACTTTTAAAATATTTTGACTGGTAGTCAAAGGAGCAAGATTATAATCTTCTCCTGTTATCATTCTATTCTGTGTATAATATGATGCTGGTGCATTAATTCTTATAGAGTCAACACTTTCAGATGCGGTTGAAGAATCTACTGTATATTTGAGACTACAGGTAACTATTAAAGTTTGATTCACTCCTTGTTTGTTTACGTAAGGAATAGATAAACTAATGCCTTGCATTTCTCTTGGTGCTATCTGATATGATAAGCCATTACTCTTTCTGTAATAAACTCTAAAAGTGCCTTGTGGTAAATTACCGTAAACTCCGTCGGCAAAAGCAAGATCAACTCTGTCACTTTCTTTGGTCAACACAGAATAGATATTTCTAATATTTGATGCAATGCTGTTATAGGCAATGTTATTACCAATTAAAGATTGTACTTTAGTCCATTCTTCTATTTGTGCTCCTGCACTGTTTAATCTAAACAACCAAACATCGTTTTCATTGATGTTATTAGAATCTACGGCTACGATTTCATTTGACTTAGGTACATCTATAGTAAAATCTGCTAATTCTAAACTACCCTGTTTGAACAAAAAGAAAAATCCAGTATTGGAACTTGTGCCGCCTCGACCGTCATTCTTATAAACAAATCCTAGTTGGTTGGATGGAGTTGGTGCTTCTTCATAGATAGTTTCGCTGCCTCTAAATGCTGTGCTTACAATTTCAAAAGGCATTTGACGACCAGCAACAATTTTATTAAAAGTAAACACAGGAACATCAGTGGATGATGTTCTAAGTCTGTATTGTTCTGTTAGAATTCCATCGATAATTGAAGATCCTTGGCTGCGGCCAAACTCTGTGTTATCGCTCATAGCAGCATTCAAAACTGTGATAAATTGTTCTGCCCAGTTTTGATTTGTTGGATCATTCCAGATAATTGTTTGTTGTGCTAGATTTTTTCCGTTAGAATCTAATATATTTTCTGTGGTACTTACTGTGTCAAATTTTAAAAGACCGGTAGCAGGAATATTTCTTTTGGCATTATAACTTAACATTCTAGCCAAACGTAAAACACTTTCTTTGCGCTCTGCTAGTTCAATAAAATTTTCTCTAGAAGCAAGATCAATACGGAAAGCAAGACTTTGACCAAGAAAAGCCATAGCATCAATCAGTGCTAGATATTCAGAACTTTCAATATAATCGTTGAAATCTTCCGGATAATTTTCACGGAAATATGCGATTATTACCCTACGAAGATTTTCAAAATCGTAGGATTTGAAGTCAGCATTTTTAAATGTCTGATAAATCCTAGTCCAATCTTCGTTAAGTATAAGGCTATTTTGTCTTGAAGTTGTGGTCATTTTTTATCTCTATCACGTATTTATTTTGCAAAATTAAGTGGTCAGTTTATAATATTATTTTCTTTATCAAAATTAAAAACCATTCTTTCGTTGATGTTAAACGGCAAATAGGCTATATCTGCTTCTATTCTAATGCCCATGTCAGTGGCATCAATACTAACACTGTTAATGGCTATTCTAGGATCATAGTTAATGATCTGTTCCACATCTTCAGTGATTAATCGTTTAACTTCTTCAGTGAACGGTTCAAATATCAAATCCCAGATTACTGTTCCAAAATCTGGATTCATTAATTTTTCACCTTTTCTAATATAGAAATGATTGATAATATCCTGCTTTACTAGATCTATATCGTAGACTTTAAATTTATTTTTAGTCTCTTGAGAATTAAAACCTTTGTAGGTAAAGGCTGCACCGTTGTCAGTAGCAACAGTAACTCTTTTAGATGCAACTACGGTTTGATTATATAATTTGGCCATTTTATGTCTCCCTGTCTGTGTTATCAGGAGTTAATTGTGCAGGTGCTTGATTCTCATGCAAGGCCCACGGTTCGTGCATTGGGATTCTTTTCATTATGCTCTTTAACGGAGTGCTTACAGAATATCTATTTTTATTTTCCCAAGGTTCAGCAGAATCAGTTACTATGTTATCATGTACAACTAAAACTGCTGCTGATACTGCTGCGGTGGCTGCTGTTCCATTCATGTTAATTGTTGCTGCGGTTTCAACATGGTCTCCTCCGCTTAGAATATTTGTATTAGCACCGGCAGTAAAGTTGTTATTAACACCTGTAGATACTTCTAAATTTGTAGTAGTGGTTATAAAACCATTACCGCCAACTAACAGTTTCATGTCATATTGACTTTCTATATGCACCTTGCCGCTGTCAAATCCATTAGCATCAGCACTATCTCCGTTGCTGTAATCTGCTGATGCTTTTATATTAACGTTTCTGCCGGCTTCTAAATTGATGTCTCGATCGGCTCGCAGATTTAAATCGTTTTTAGTATGCACACTAACACTGTCTTCAGCATAGATATCTATTTTACCATTGCTGGTCAACTCTATCCATGTTGAGCCTTTAGAATTACCTATGTAAATCAAATCTTCAGAATTATGCATTAAGATTTGATGTCCGGTTCTAGTTCTTATACGAAAATATTCGTTATAAGGAATATTAGGATTTCCTTTTTCTCCGTTGGAAGTATCGGCATATTCAACTGGGCCTTCGCCTGCCGATGTTAGGCGTTGATATTGGTCGTCACCGTCATCCATGACAAACGTAGTTCCACCTAATCTAGATACAGGCACTGGTACTGAACTTGAACTTTTCTTCTTACCTAGAAATTGTTTTTTAGTTCCTTCTCCGCGATTAAATGGTCCGGGGGTGCTTATACCAAATACGCTGTTAGGAACCGTACGTCTACCTGTTGATGTTGTCACACCACGAACATCATCTTCTAAAAGGCCTTGTTTTAAAAACACATCTGCAATAGGATGCACTGGTTTTTTAATTTTATCAATGTTTAAACTTTTTTCTAGTGAGTTAGTTTTTCTGTTAACTTCTGCTACAGGCAAAGGTTGAGTAGTATCGTATTTCTTTTTTTGATCAGGCGATGCTTCAAATTCTGTACTGCCGCCTATAGCCGGAATCATTTGATTAGCAAATCTACCTGGAACACAGCCAATGAAATAACCGTCTGCAAGATTTCCGCCAACAAACACCACTAGCACAGTTGTTCCTATCTCAACTGTTGGGAACCACATACCATAACTCTGCTGCGTGTCATTCCAGTCTGTTTTATTCAGTCCCATATTTTCGTAGGCAGTTATGCCATAAAAGGGACTGGCATACTTTACTGGAAAACTTTGAGAGTCTTCTCCTATAGTAGCACCTTGATTGTCTAACAAAGTAACTTCTAACCCGCACATAAAACTAGGATCAAGGTAACCAACTACCTTGGCCAACATTATTCCTGTGCCAACTTTGCCGTCAGATAGTTGCGATTGTGTTCGTTTTTCAATAGCCATTATTCACCTTCATCGCCACCATAAACTGTATTGTCAATTGGACCTGTTGGTTTCGGTGCTTCTTTAACTTCGTATAACCATTGGTTCTGTCTATCAATTTCTGCCCTTCCAGCAAAGTCAACGCTTTGATTAATTATGCGATTCATATCGAGAGTCTGTGTATAAATGCCACTGGACCATTTATGGTCTACCCCAACAACTCTATACAGGCCGCTGTAAGGACTAACCCACTGCCCTTTAGGAAAATTAAATAGGCCGCCACGACCCGTAGTTCCTAGATTAGGTTCAATAGGATTTCTAAAACTTACAAATATAAAAATTTCAGATCCTTGCCAATTCATTGTACCTTCGGCAGTAATTTGTTCGTTTGGACCATACTCTCCTAAAAACTTAGAACAGATACCCGAATCCGAAAGATAATATGGATCTCCTAAGATTTCCATTTTTACATTCATCATATCTCTGTTTCCGTTTTGGAAAGCATCTTGGAATGCATCAGCAATAACTTGCTCAACTGTTTTTTCTCCGGAGTATGTTCCAGTTTGTATCTTGTAATTAGGTTTTACAGCAGGTGTTCCTGTTTCCGATGTAACCGACTGTGGCGCAGCGCCAGACTGTGCCTGTGCGGATAATCTCTTAGTCTCAGCAGCAGATTGATTATCATCGTTTTGTATCGAAGCATGCTGTTGAGGCGGCCTAGGTAGTTGACCTGTATGAAACATTCCGTTAAATGTAAGATCTAATTTTAGAATATCATTATTTTGACCTGAATACAAATAATCATATCTTTTCGCGCATATGGCTTCTCTGCCTTGAGTAGGAGTAGCAGAACTAGGATTTTTCAAATATTCTGCGCTAACTTTAAACGGTACAACTCTATAGATATATTTTTTTGCTCTCTGATTTCTAATTTTATCGTATTCTAAAAGATCAATTTGTACATCAACTCTAAACCAGTTTACAAGACCGGTTTTAGGATCAATGGCTTCTGGTCTAAGATTTTTTGAACAATATTCGCTGGCCAGTACTATCCATTTAATAACATTGGTAATTTGAACTTTTTTACCAAATGTAAAAACTCGACGAGATGGATCGATACTCATTTGATCTCGCTGTATTCTTCCAGTAGAAGGATCAACAGTATCTGCTGCATCTTTAAAAAGATAGTTTCCGCCAGATGTTGCCAACTCTATCTTGCCAGTCTATAGGAAAAACTATTTCATATAGGTCTGGTTTCCCTATCATATTGCGATCTACTAATTCAAACTGTGAAGTATTCAGAGCATTCATTAGACTGTTTTTACCACTGGCTAAAACTTCTAATACAGTATTACCTGATATGTTTAATTCAACAGGATATGTATTGGCTCCGTCTAGATATCCTGAGTGGTGCAACGGTACTGCTTTGCATTTGTATCTGCTGCCGCCTTCGTCCACTTTCATATCTGATTCAGTAATTTTTATTGTAAAATATTTGGCCAGTTGTTCTTTGCTGGCAAATATTCTACCCTTGTCGTCAAACCCTACAAATTCTAATTTTAATAGAAAAGGAACATCGCCAATGTAATGAGGATACCCTGCAGATAATGCTGCTGACAAAAGACTTTGATAAAATAATCCCATACTGTATGGTTCATAGACATCAAATTCAAATTGTGTTACATTAGTCCAACCGGCATCTTGACCTGCTAGTCTACTAATAAAATTAATATTATCGATAAAAAATTCTGGAGAACCGTTAGATGTTTTTGCCCGTTGTTCGTCATATCTTCCTGCACTAGATATAACAATATTTTTTAAAGCACCCGGTTTACCTCTGTATGTATTAGGATTATTAAACTGACTAGGTTCAAGGCAACACAAAGTCCATATATTACTATATGAAGCAAATTGTTCTAATACATTAGGGTAAGGCGGGCCTCCTTTAATTTTGTCTAATCCAAAAATTTTCACAGCAGGTGTTCCTGTTGAATCTTGATTAGAATTTGAAGCCTTGGAAGTATTTAAAGTGGCCGAATTAGCAGTAGGAACTCCGGAGATTACTCTTGCTACTCCTGCTGCAATGCCTGGAAGATTAGTCACAGCAGAAACAGGATTTCCATCAGGTCTTAATACTGTACCAATTGTCTGACCAATGTCTCTAAATATTGACACGTTAGACTCCTAAATACTTTTCTAAATTTGATTTCTTAGGACAATAAATTTGTGTGCCTGGTTCAAAGTCATAGATAGGATCTTTGATTACACTCATGTTTCTTTGAACAAACACCCACCATAACTGTGAATTACCGTAAAGGTCAAATGCTAGAAGATCTGGTCTATGCCTATATTGATTTTCAATTGTATATAAAAAATCATCTAATTCGGCCGGAACTGGACGTATGGTTAGAAGTTCTAAATATAGATTGTTTTCTTTGGTGTTCCTATAAGGGGAAGAAGCGGTATATGTCGCCATGATTATACGAATCCTGATCCTGCTACCACATTGCCGTTGGCATAATCTTTGAGACTAAACTGTCTCAATCGTGTTCTATTATAGATAGGCGCAACTACTATAGTAATATTACTAGTAGTTGGTACCCAAGTAGGTGCTGGGCCTTTATTATATTTCATATAACTAACATCTTCTTTTAAATCTACGCTAAAAGATTTAATGATGATTGGGATTCCAGTAAAGACTCTGGCTCCGTATCCGCTGAGTTGGCATATCACTGGAGGATTACCTACATTCTCTCCTGTACCATAAAACATTCTAGTGGCTGTTTTAAAAAATGTTGTGCCTTGAATCCAATACTCAGCATCTAGTTCTGTTTCAACAGAGAACTCACCACTGATCTGAATATCATCTACTTGACTGTTTTTATAAACATAAAAAGGATGAATGTTATGTACAGGATCAATTTGTGAATAGTTTGCTTTTGTTGAAACTGTGATGTTAGGCAGATACGGAAAAACAAATCCACCTGTTTCAGACAATCTACTAAAAGCATTTCCAAACAGACCAAAATTACAATTTACTTTTACACGCCAGTCGTTTTGTGATCCCGGTTTTAATTCAACGAAAGATCCCTGAGCACTAAATAATTCTGCTCCACTTGGTAAATTTTTTCCTCTGGCCAAACTCAATAAATTGTTCAACATACCTGCCGCTGACGATACTTGTCCTGCTAGTTTAGCAAGTCCGCCACCTAAGCCGCCGCCTGCAAGTCCTAGTTTGTCTAAACTAGCACCTATATTAGATGCAACATTACTAATAGAACCAACTGAATTAGCGGCACCACTAATGGCGCTTTGTGCATTAGAAGCAAGACTTTGTATGGGATTGCCAATGCCACCCATTGCTCCAGTAACACCGCCTAACGCATTTTTTGCGTCGGATGCAAATGTTGTAGCAGATGCAGTAAAGCCGTTAAGACCGGATCCAATACCGCCCGATAGTTTAGAAACTGTGTCGTTGACATTAGATTTAAGAGAGGCAAATTGTGTTCCGTTCATTGCACCACTAGCAGAATCTGCGGCTGCAGATACCTGCTGAGAAACAGAAGAAACTAATTTAGCCAAAGGGTTTATAGATAGTGGCATTTTGGTGAAAAAACTCCGTTATAACTCTATTTATTATATGAAAAATATGCTAATATTATTACCTACTAGGAGTATTTGGGATTGATGACAACACAACCACCTAAGATAAAATATCTTACAAACAAGGATTTATTAAAAGAAATACATTTAAGCAAAAATACATATTGTAGTTTTACTAGTCCGGAATATCATGAGTACGATATGATCGTTCCAAATTTAGAAAAAATTAACATACGTACTATTGCCGATGCGAAGCGCACCAGGGCCACAAGACAGGCCAAACAAAATTACGAAGCAGCGCAGTCTAAGGGAGGTAAAAAACTATCTCTAAAAGAATTTGAAATAGATTATAAAAAGATCGCCAAGCAAGATGTGGTATTTCGTGTGATGACGTTCGAACATATTCCATTGGCTCCGGGACGTAAAAAAACTTTAAAGAATACTGCCGACAGCCACGAGAAAGTAAACTTTCCTCCATTCCAGCATTGGAAATTTGACGAAAATAACAATTTAATTTGTGTAGGCAAAAGTCATTGGAAGGGCGGGTTGGACAATGGATCATTTAATAAAGAGCACGGAAAAATGACCAATAACCTAGCACGGATGTTTTTAAAACTCTGTGAAAGATATGCTACCAGAGGCAACGTCCGTGGATACACCTACAACGATGAAATGCGTGGACAAGCCATTTTACAACTAACTCAAATAGGACTACAATTCGATGAAAGTAAATCTGATAATCCTTTTGCTTATTATACTGCTGCTGTTACCAATAGTTTCGTACGTATCATCAACATTGAAAAACGTAACCAAAATATTAGAGACGACATCCTCGAAATGAATGGAATGAATCCTTCATGGACTAGGCAGAATGCCAGTGGAGGAAGTTTTGGACCTACCGGTGGTAGTAGTGGCGGTTCGTCAGAAGGTGGCGGTGGTGATTGGGATTGATCTAAGTTATTAGAGATTGTATAATAGGAAATTATGAATCTATTTAAAAAAGTTGCGTGTTTTACAGACATACATTTTGGTTTAAAATCTGGCAGCAGGTCTCACAATATAGATTGCGAAGAATTCGTAACTTGGTTTTGTGAAACTGCGCGAGCAGAAGGTTGCGAGACAGCAATTTTCTTAGGTGATTGGCATCATAATAGATCAACTACTGATGTTAGTACTATGAACTACACAGTTTCAAATCTAGAAAGATTAAGTGCTAACTTTGAAAAGGTTTATTTTATACTAGGCAATCATGATCTGTTCTACAAAGATAAGAGAGAAATCAATTCTGTAGAATTTATGAGATTGTTTCCTAATGTGGTGCCCATTAAAAGACCCTTTACAGAAGGAGATGTGACTATTCTTCCTTGGCTGATTGGGGACGAATGGAAAGAAGTTCCTAAAATCAAAAGTCGATATGTGTTTGGACACTTTGAATTACCGCTGTTCTACATGAATGCCATGGTGCAGATGCCGGATCATGGTCAATTACAGAGCGGGCATTTTCAAAACCAGGAATATGTATTCAGCGGACACTTTCACAAACGTCAAAGCAAGGGCAATATTACATATATTGGCAATGCGTTCCCACACAATTATGCAGACGCCGGAGACGATGATCGTGGCATGATGATCTTAGAGTGGGGTTCGGCTCCTGTTTATAAGACATGGCCCGGACAGCCTGTGTATAGGCTTTACAAACTAAGTCAAATCATAGACACACCGGACAAATTACTTAAAGAAAAAATGCATTGTCGTGTTACCATCGACTTGCCTATTACTTTTGAAGAAGCAAACTTTATCAAAGAACAGTTTATTCCGCAGTTCAATCTACGTGAATTGATGCTGATTCCCGAAAAAGTTGAAGTCGAGAGTGCTTCTGTACCTATTGACATTAACTTCGAATCTGTTGATACCATCGTTATGAATCAATTAAACGCTATAGATAGCGAGGCATATGACAAAGCCCTATTGTTGGAGATTTACAAAGAACTATGATTAAGATTAAAAATCTTACTGTACGAAATTTCATGAGTGTGGGCAATCAGACCCAGGCCATTGATTTTGACCGTGGTCAATTAACTCTAGTCTTAGGTGAAAATCTAGATCTAGGAGGTGATGATTCTGGGGCTCGCAACGGTACGGGCAAAACAACTATCATCAATGGCTTGAGTTATGCGATCTACGGTCAAGCCCTAACTAATATCAAACGTGATAATCTTATTAACAAGATTAATTCTAAAGGTATGTTAGTTACTGTTACGTTTGAGAAAGATGGTGTAGAATATCATATTGAACGTGGTCGTAAACCTAATCTTCTTAAGTTTAGTATCAACGGCGAAGAACAAGAACTACAAGACCTAGATGAAAGTCAAGGGGATAGTAGAGAAACACAAAAAGCCATTGAAGAAATGTTTGGAATGACCCACGAAATGTTCAAACACCTTGTGGCTTTGAATACCTACACCGAGCCGTTCCTGTCAATGAAGGCTGCTGATCAACGAAGTATTATCGAGCAACTGCTAGGAATTACTTTACTCAGCGAAAAAGCAGAGAATCTCAAAGAACAAGTCAAACAAACCAAAGATGCCATTGCTACAGAAAACACAAGAATAGAAACTGTTAAAGCATCTAATGATCGAATACAACAAAGTATTGATTCTTTAGAAAGAAAACAAAAACTTTGGGAAGATCAAAAAGAAAAAACTGCTGAGGATCTATTAAAAAGCATAGATCGTTTAGAAACTATAGACATTGATCTAGAAATCGCTGCGCAAAGGCGACTGGCAGAATGGAGTGAGCACAAAAAAGAAAGAGATACTCTAGTTACATTGATTGCTAAACAAACTGCCAGTGTAGAAAAAGAACAAAAAATACTAGAAAAACTTTCAAAAGAATTAAAAACCCTGGAAGACCATAAATGTCACAGTTGTGGTCAGGACCTTCACGATGTCAAACATACAGAAATGTTAAGAGGTAAGCAAAAACAGATTTCAGAATCTGAATCTTCCATCGTTGAATTTGCCAAAGAACTGCAAGACCTATCTGAAGCATTAAGTTTGCTAGGTGATCTGGGAGATTGTCCTAAAGTACACTATGATAACTTAGAGCAAGCACTGAATCATAAAAACACATTGAGTTCGTTGGCAAAAGATCTGTCTGTAAAACAGGCAGAAACTAATCCTTACGCTGAACAAATTGAAGAACTAAAAAACACAGCCGTACAAGAAATTGATTGGAATCATATCAATGATTTAACTAAAGTCAAGGATCATCAAGAATTCCTATATAAACTGTTAACTAACAAAGACAGTTTTGTTCGTAAAAAGATTATAGATCAAAACTTGGCGTTCTTAAATCAACGATTAACTTATTATCTAGACAAGATTGGGCTTCCTCATATTGTAGAATTCCAAAACGATCTATCTGTGATTATTACTCAACTAGGCCAAGACTTAGATTTTGACAATTTAAGTCGCGGTGAACGTAACAGACTAATACTTTCAATGTCGTGGGCGTTCCGTGATGTGTGGGAAAACTTATATCACAGCATTAATTTACTGTTTATTGACGAATTAGTCGACTCTGGTATGGATGCTAGTGGGGTAGAAAGTTCAATTGCCGTTCTAAAGAAGATGACCCGTGAGCGTGATAAGAATGTATTCTTAATTTCTCATAGGGATGACCTAACTAGCCGTGTAAATCATGTGTTAAAAGTTATCAAAGAAAACGGATTTACCAGTTATAGCAATGACGTGGAGATCGTTGCGTGAGTACAGAAGCACACGATCGTATGATACGTGCATTTCAAGAATACTTTAAATGGCAAGAACGGTTCGAATATAAAGGCAGCGACGAGGCAGGCATTAAGGCACGGTATTGGCTTTCAGAAATACGCAACGAGGCAAGCACAAGGCGAGTAGAAATACAAGAAAAACGAGAACAACGAAAGGCAGCCAGAAAAGGCATGTTAGGCAGACCACCTAAAATAACTAAGTGAGTGCTGTGGACGTATCAAAATCAAATTGTAGAAGAAATTCCAGAAGGCTATATTGGCTTTGTTTACCTCATCACGAATCTCAAAACCGGGCAGAAATACATAGGCAAGAAACTAGCACAGTTTAAACGCACGAAACCACCACTAAAAGGCAAAAAACTTAAAAGAAGATCAACAGTAGAAAGCGATTGGCGCGACTACTGGGGTTCATCTGATAGGTTAAACGCAGATGTCCAAGCACTAGGTCCGGAAAACTTCACCAGAGAAATACTTTACCTTTGCAAATCCAAGGCAGAAATGTCATATTTAGAGGCAAGAGAGCGGTTTGAACGCAGAGTTTTAGAAACAGATGACTATTATAATGGCATTATAAACGTCAGAGTAGGCGGATCAAACATACTAAGACAGCGTCTTTTAGAACAAAATAAGGCAAATTAAAAGCGGTTTTTGGCTGGCGCAGGCCTAAGTTCGTGCGCTCTAAACCTGGTCATTTGGTGGTCACAGGGACGGAATTCCATGCCGCAATGGTACTCAACTACTACCCATTTATGGATGAAGATCGCTTAAAACCTGCGATTTAGTTGTTTGAAAAGGATAAGAAAAGGTAAAAAGAAGGGAGAAAAACCCTACGTGTACAAAGATGTTAGCGTATTTTTGTATACTGCCGTCGTATAAAGACGTGGCTCGAGGTACCGGATGACCGCCTCTGTAATGCCATAACGCTAAAGTGTACTGTGCAACTCGCATAATGCTCTTATCTTTGCCCAGCCTGGGCAAAGTGTGACTGAACAATCTGCATAATACTTAAATGCTTCGCATTAATACATCATCACTTGTAAATTCAAAGAAAAAAATGCGCTTGAGCGCAAGCGAAAAGCGCAAACGAGCATATGCTCGTTTCATACGATAAATAATCAATCATAGGTATATCATGCGTTTAACAACTTTATCAGATAAAACACTACTCGTAGAACAACACCTAAATGCCTCTAGACAATTGCTTAGGGAAAGTTGTGACGGATTAACATTAGAACAAAGACGTATAGTCGAAGGTATCTATTCGGAATTAACACCTTTAATTGAAGCCAGTTTAAGCACTGATCAGATACAACAACTGTTTGGACAAGTTGAAAAGTCATCTACTGAAGCAGGTGGTAACAGAACATTATTGGGCAAGGCCGTAGATGTGCCTGGTAAAGTAGATGCTGCTATCAATAAGATTGGCAAGTACCTTCAGAACACAAAGCCTGTACAGGCATTTGATCAAAAGTTTGATCAATTAAAGAATAAAATCAATACCAAGTTCCCAGACAGCAAAATACTAGATGGTATTTCGCAATTGGGCATATGGGCCAAAGAGAATCCTGGAAAGACCGCAGCCATCATTGGTGTGCTTACTACTCTAGCAGGTCTTGCAGGTGGCCCAGTAGGCGGTGCTATCGCTGGTCAGATACTAAGAGGCGCTACAGAATTACTCAAAGGTGAAAAACTTTCAACTGCTATTGGCAAAGGTATCAAGACTGCTGCCTATGGTGCTATGGCAGGTTGGCTGTTAGATGGTATTGGAGATTGGCTAGAAGGTCTCAGAGCAGACGTAGTGCCCTATGACAAGATGCCTGGATTGAAACAGATCAATGTGGGCCTGACCAAGAGTCTAGAAGCGCCGGGCATGAGTTTAAAACAAACAGTACACAGTATTCTAGTTCCTGAAGATTCTGTAGCAGGATTCCAAGCCATAGTTGACAATGCTCGCGGTGGTGATGTCAATGCTTTCAACGATCTATTGCAGTTCACACAACGATTCAGCGTCAAAGAATATTTGGCAGACAAAGCATTTACAGATGCAGCAGCCCGAGCATTGGCTCAACAGAACGATGGTTTCTTGCAGACATTGAAAACAGCCAACGATGTCATACGTTCAGCAGCACAAGGTGCTGTTGCAGGCAAACTATCTGCTGATCAAGTCAAAGTAGGCGGCAAGCCAATGACTGGCACTGCTGGTAAAACAGAAAGTTATTATGTACAGACCAAACCTTTATCCGAAGGTCAGGTCTATCTGGTGTTCAATCGTGTACAGCAGTTAAACGAAGGCCCTTTAGATTATATCAAAAAGAAAGCAGCCAATCTAACCACAAAGATCACTGCTGACAAATTAAATTCTGCTTGGCAAAAAGCAGGATCACCTACAGATTCAAATGAACTTGCTGCGTTCTTGAACAAGCAGGGAGTTGACTCAGAACTGGTCAAGCAGGTTTATTCGCAGATGAAGTTGCCAGATCCTTCGGCTCAGTCTGCTGAATTAGTGCCTGCAGAAACTTGGAAATATACTAATCCAACTACAGGTAAAGAATACGAAGCAGGTAATACCAAAGACGGCCAACTGATCATAAACTTTGATGGTGAGTGGGAAACTGTAGAAGATGAAGCCGATAGAAAAGCCATACTGGCTGCCAAAGGAGCAAAAGCAGCACCTGATATTGAATCAGTTAAGAAACTGGTCATGGCTTTGCCTACGGATCGCAAAGTTAGATTGATAAATTACATGACTAAACAACTTAAGGTGGCCTAATGAGATTAAACGAAATACTCACTGAATCACAGGTACAAGAAGGCCCACTACTAAACAAACTAGGCTCAACTGTGGGCAAGGCTGCAGGTACTGTGGCCAAAGGTGTTGGTGCAGTAGCCGGCGGTATTGCAGGCATAGGCAAAGCATTTAAAAAGGGCTATCAAGC